GGAAACCGGTAAGTCGCTCTCAGCTTCCCCCCTCTGACGGTGATATCCGTCAAGCGCTTCTTGGGATGAACCTTTCTTCGGTTTTCTCATCAGCGTGGGAGCTGCTGCCTTGGTCCTGGCTGGCCGATTATTTCGGCTCAGTAGGAGCAACTCTTAGTGCCATGCAGAACCACATAGGAACTGCACCACCAAGAGGGTGTGTTATGACAGAGCGCATTGAGCACATGGAAACTCCAGGTGAGCAAGGCGATGACTGGTTTGTGTCGTCCGGCCAAAGGAAGGCCGTTCTACAAAAACGCACACCGTTTATAGGCATTTCTGCACCATCCTTCCGCATTCCCCTTCTGGGAGAGCGGCAACTGTCGATCCTTAGTAGCATTATTGTTACGAGGGCCTTCAGATGAAACCCTCAACTAAGGACGCACTTCTATGACTTTTGCGAACACTCTGACCCTGACTATCGACGGCGCAGCTAAGACGCTTAACCGTCGTAACCAGGACAACTTCGGATCTATGTACCAGCTTAAAAGCGGTACTGAACGTATCGATCTTCTCATCCGTCATACGGTTGACACCGTTGCCGGTAAGAAGATCAACCGCCACAACATGTTTGTGGAGTGGACGGTTTTTGCGACGCCTTCGGCCTTCGAGCAATATTACTCGGCGACCTATACGCTCCGCGAAGGTGATACGAACGATCCAGTCACGTTGGACAAGCTCTCGGTGGGTATTCTTACCCTTGCCGGGACGCTTGACACGGGACTTGTCATTGGTGAGAATTAGCACTCTCACTTAATGGCTGAAGCTCGGGGATTCATCACCCCCGAGAGTGCGGCGAAAATCATAGCATGATGCCAATCATAGGAGAACCTTGTGACTGACATGAAAAGCATGCTTAACGAAGTGCAACTGCTGTACTTCCATCTCTTTGCAGATTTGGAAGAGTTGCACCCATCCATCCGTACTGACCTTCAACGGGACTTGTCCCGTCTGCGTCAAGCAGATGTTAGTACCGGCTTACCGTTATATACGATAAGCCTCCCTCAGGCATGCAAATGGTTTGACCACTGCTTGTCAGAGGGCCGACTCGATAGCTCCCGCCCTCCTCACTTTGGAGTAAAGAGCAAGTTTGATCAGAGACCCAAATTCTTATTTGGACTCTTTTCGGGCATATTCGAGGCGGATGGAACGCTGCGGCCTCAACAGGATGTTACCTGCGTCCAGTCTATCAGACAGATTCTTCTGCTCTGTAAAAAGACTGACATGGTATGTGAACAGGAGCGAACGGATGAAACCGTTAGCAAGTTTCACGAGATTGAGAAATCTCTTCCTCGGAGCTGGAGTCAGACGTGGGATAGTGATATCCCTAGTTGGATTACTCGGAGTGGTCACCCCATTTGGGGCCCACGCGATGAATGCAACGGTCAAACATATCTGTTTGACACTGCCGACTCCATGTTACAATTGGACGACGAACTTGATTGGGAAGGACTCCGCAGATTTTCTGCAAGAGTTCTTTCTTCATTTGGATCGTTCGATCCTTTTGCAACAAGGCCTAAGCACGGACCTGGTGCCGTCTCCGACCGATCGGCGGGGTTCGTCAAGTACGACCACGCCTTCTGGACGGATAGACTAGAGCCTATATTCCCGTACGACTATTTCGCAAACTCAGCACTTTCAGTGCCAGAGTATGTGAAGTACGAGGAACATGCTAGCAAGATGCACGCGGTCCCGAAAACTCAATCGGGGCCACGCCTAATCGCTGCTGAGCCTATAGCCCATCAATGGATCCAACAAGGAATCCGTCGATGGCTAGAGGACTCATGCAAAGATAGCTTCCTCGGCCCTGTGATTGACTTTCGGTCACAGGAGAAATCCCGAGAAATGGCTCTTGCGGCTTCGTCTGATGGACGTCTGGCTACTGTGGATTTATCCTCAGCATCCGATCGTCTTAGCACGCGCCTGGTTGAATATCTTTTCCAGGTAAACCGTCCTTTATTGGATGGCTTGCATGCATGTCGGACTAGGGCCCTTGTGTCACTTACAGGCGAAACGATATTGCTTCGCAAGTTTGCTACACAAGGTAGTGCTGTTATATTCCCT